GTACTTATGTTATTGCTTTTGTTTCTGGCGAAAACACTACTACTTATGCTTTTAATGGTCGTGTAAGTCAGTTCCATATTGATGCCCAACCTGGAGCAGAAGCTAAATGTGTATTCTCGGTACATCCCCGTGGAAATCAATACGGCTGGTCGTTTAATACTTAAGAAAAGCCCTTCGGGGCTTTTTCTATATGACACAAATAAATAACGCACAAGACCTCTTTAACTACTTAGCCATCCAAGCCACAAGCGGAAATAAGAATTGGTTTGGCTTTCAACAACAGCGTTTAGCTGGAATTCACCTTGCCTACGAAATAGGCAAAATCCATGCTGACAAGCTAACCCCTTCCGAAGTCGTTGATTATGTAAATGCTTTAAACAATGCTATTTACAATAAAATGATTAAAAACGGAGAGGGTCGTGACTTATAACGTAAAAATCGGCTTTACGGGAGGCAGAGAATTACAAGAACTCCTAAACCAACTCCAGATAGATTTTGGCGAGAAAGATGCTAAAGGTATTCTTACTAATGCCGTTAGAGCATCTATGCAACCCGTTTTGGCTACTGCTAAAGTATTAGCACCAATAGATACAGGGCAATTAAGAGTTACCCTTCAAGTTGAAGCTAGAAGACCTACTTCTAGAGATAAGCGGTCTAAATACGTTAAATCAACGGATTCAGTTATTGGTTTAATTACTACTGCACCAGCTAAGAAATTAGCAAGGGGAATAAGGGTTTATGACACCGAAGGGTCTTATAAATCCAAGAAGGATAAGTATAAAAAAATAGTAGGGCAAAGTGATGCTAGAGCAGTAGCTATGGAATTTGGAACTGCCAATGTTGCGGCAAGACCTTATTTAAGACCAGCTTTAGAATCCCAAGCTGGTGCAGTGTTAAACTCATTAAGCGGTAACTTAAAGATAGCATTAGAAAAATACAAGGCAAAACAAGCTAGAAAGGTTTTATATGGCAGATAAATTAGCATCGGCTTTTGGAAAAAAGTTTGATAAAGATGCAGTTCGTACTCGTTCTTTCGACATGGGTGGTCATACATTTAAAGTCCGTGTCCCTTTAACATCTGAAGTAGAAGCTATGAATGAACGGCTTAAAACTAAAGATGCGGATACGATTGATAAGTATTACAAACTATTAACTGATGATTTAGTCCAGTTAAAAGCAGAAGCCCCTAAAGATGCCAAAATAGAATTTTCGGAAAATGACGTTCTTATTGAAGGTCGTTCTATGCGTGAGGCGGCAACTAATAAAGCCTTAACCGAACAGCGTGTAACCGAAATGTTCAAACTCTTAGTCCCAGAGGTAGAGGACTTTGATATGAATACTATTACATATGACATGATTGAAGAATTGTTCCCTTTTGCTTTGCAAATCCAAGTAATGGAACAAATAGCTGAAACGATTTCTCCTGAGTATTCTGCGACACGGGGAAAGTCATTGGGTCAGTCCGAAAACAAGTCAAAGCGTACCTAACGGCTCATGGAACTGACCCTTCAACTGTAGACGAAGAAACATTCTCTGAGATATGTATTATGTTTAATGATGGAGTTATTGGAAATTTAGGCATAATCCAAGTATTGGGTGCTTTAACTGCTGGACAATTTAATAAATCATTGCCTAAAGGTTCTTCCCCATATAAACTACGAGATATTATTCCGCAGGTTTATGATTACCTTTACCCGCCATTAACAGAACAAGACAAACGGAAGCAAGTTAATGAATCATTATTGGCTTTTGCCATGATGAATCCTAATGCACCAAAAGAATTGTTCGGAGAAAAGTAAATGGCAAATGTAGCAAGACTCGGAGTAGTCCTAGCCCTAGAATCAGGTGATTTTGTAATGGGCATGGAAGCCGCTAAGAAATCTCTTAACGACTTTACTAATAATATTGCAAATAAAATTCCTACTATGGCGGCTGTCGCTGGTGCCGCTTTTATAGGCATGGCTCATCATGCTATGGAATTTGCCGATACTATTTCGGATACAGCGGATGCTACTAACCTTAGTATTGCTAGTGTATTAAAGATTGGCGATGCTCTTGAAATGTCAGGTGGGCATTTTGACGATGTAGGCAAGGTTATTGGTAAGTTTAACCAAAATATTTCTGCGGCGGCTATGGGTTCTAAGCCCCTACAAGATGCCTTCTTAAAGCTAGGCATTGGAATGAAAGAACTTGCCAGCCCAGATACAGAAAAAATCTTTGAAAAAGCCGTTTCTGGAATTGCTAAGTTAGGCGATATTGCAACTGCAACCAACGTCAAAGTTCAGTTATTTGGCAAAGGTATGCGTCAAGTCGATATGACCAACTTTAATGACCTGATTAAAGAAGGTAACGGGGCTTGGGAAAAGTATGCCGATGCCGTTGCTATTGCCGCAGACCTACATGATAAATTAGCCGCTAAAGGCACTCGTACCACTTTGATGTTTACAGCCGCTTTCTTGCCAGCACTTAATACTACATTCGATGCTTTGAATAAAGTTGGTAGTGCTATGGAAGATTTTATGTTCATAGCTGGTCTAGCCTTTAAAGCTGTAATCTACGATATTCGTTTATTCGTTACTGCTTTACAGACAATTAATGCCGCAGTTAATTTGGTAGGTCTTACATTAGATGATATGGCTAATGGAAAGTTTAATACTTTCAGCCAACGATTAAAAGAATATGATGTATATGTAGCCAAGTTACGTCAAGCAGATAGGGCTTTTGCTAACGAACTTATGAATCCTAAAGGTGGTGCTAAAAAACCCAATACTGGGACAGAAAGGGCTACCGAATTAAATAGCGAAGCAAAAAAACTAGAGGAAATGCTTAATATTGCTAAATTGATTTCTGTTGAATATCAAAGGCAAGTTAATTTTGCCGAAGCAAAACAGCACGTTGAGTTTGCGATTGCTGGGATGTCTAAAGATGAAGCTAGAATTTATCAAGCCATTCAACGAGCTATGGATGATACTAGCAAAAAAATTGATGAAATTACTAAGAAGCGTGAAGATGCAGTTGGTCGTGGTGCTGATAAAAAAATAGTTGCAGAATATGATAGACAGATTGAAAAAGTAAAAGAAATTGGTTCGGCTTTTGCGGAAAACACTCGAATAGTAGAAGAACAAAATATAGCTGTCCAAAGAACTTTTACTTATGGATGGGATAGAGCCTTTAAACAATATGCGGAAGATTCCCAAAATTACGGCAAATTAGCAGAAGATATGTTTACTAGCTTTACAGGCAACATGGCATCAGCTATGGATAACTTTGTAGAAACAGGAAAAATATCATTTAGCGATTTAGCTTCAAGCATTGTTAAAGACCTTATTAAAATTCAAATGCGTATGCTAATGATGCAAGGTCTTAGTGCTATGTTTGGAGGCTTTGGTGGATTAATGAACACCTATACCAGAGGAATTAACGAAGCAAATCCTAATTTTATCGGACCACCAAGTAGTGCTATGGGTGGTGGTGTAGGACAGGCTAGTGGCGGTAGTATTGATATGCCTACTTTAGTTGGTGAAAATGGTCCTGAATTATTTATCCCAACTCGTAGCGGAACGATAATTCCAAATAACAATCTTGCTGGTTCTTTAGGTGGCGGTGGGGTTACTTACAATGGTCCATATATTGCCAATATGCAAGCGATTGATACCCAATCTGGTATTCAGTTCCTTGCTAAAAATAAAATGACGATTTGGTCTATGAACCAATCTGCCAATCGTTCTATTCCAACGGGTAGGTAATTATGAGTTTAAGTCAAATATTAGCAGTCAGTGAATCGGTTGGAATTAACGACCAAAGATTTGTAGGTCAAGTAGTTAGCCGAAATCAACGCATTTCTACTTCCGAAATTATTACAGTAGTTCCTTTTGCTTTTGAAATGAAGCCAATGAATTATTTGTTATATAGCCAAAATCGTGCCTTGCTTAATTCTTTGCGTATTCCAGATAAGTCTTTAGAACAATATCTTAATTTTGCTTCTACTGGATGGATAAATTATATTGCCTATCAAGGTGATATGACATCTGGTCAAATAGCTACTTGCCAATGGCAAACTGCTTCTGCTAATAAAGTTTTAGTTCTTGGTTCTTTACCAAGTATAAGTTCAAGTTTATATATAGTTAAAGCTGGTGATTTTTGCCAAGTGGGGTTATATGCTTATATTGCTACGGCTAATGTCTTGCGTGGTAGCGGTACTACTGTTTCTATTCCTGTTCATAGAAATCTTATTGCTACTTTATCAACTCCCATTAATGCTGTTATTGGACAGTATGGAACAACTATCAGTATGGGTGGTAGCACTTATACAGGAACTACATTTCAAGTGGTTCTAAGGGATTACCCTACTTATACTTTAATACCAATGACAAATGATTCATTTATCCAATGGTCTGGTTCATTTAAAGCATTTGAAAGTGTTTTGTAATGGATATTATTGCACCTGTAGTAGACACTAATAATATTCGGTATGCCGACTTTGTTCGGGTAACTACCCCTGATGCAGTTTATCGTTTTGCAAGCACACCATCTTCAATAACAGTTCCAGCCGTAGATAGTCAGCCTTTTGGTGCTGTAGGGGTTTTAATGAAAGCTGGCGATACTCAGCGAGATATTAAATCTACTGCTAATGAAACTACTTTTACTTTAGTTGGTATTGATACTGCCATGCTAGGTTGGGTACTAGGAAATCAAATTAAAGGTAGTCAGATAGAGTCTTGGAAAGGTTTTTTTGATACCAATGGGGCTTTAATTACTACTGGTGGTTCTGGTGGACTATACCAATTTTTTAATGGTTATATTAATTCATTTTCTATTCAAGAAACTTGGATGGAAGAAGCTAGGCAATTCGTTGGAGTTATTAGCGTTGCCGCATCTTCTATTCAATTAATTTTAAAGAATAGAACTGCTGGAAGATTTACTAATGATAATAATTGGCAATTTTTTAGTGCTGGCGATACCAGTATGAATCGGGTGGCATTTATTACAAATATTAATTATAACTTTGGTAAAGGTGCTTCTCCAAATTCATGATAAGACAAGCCACAAAACACGATAAAAAACAAATAATAGAACTAATGAAATTGTTTAGAGCAGAAAGCAATATAAAACAATATCAAAGTCTAGATAACGAACTTTATTGGAATAAGTTATTAGACACTATATTAGCTGGTGCTGGAATTGTATTTATAGAAGATGGTGTTGGTTTAATTATGGCTTTAATTACTCCAACGATTTGGTGTGATAAGACTTTATATATGCAAGAGTTAGCATGGTATGTAACACCAGCACAAAGAAACACCAGTATTGGTTATAGGTTATTAAAGAAATACATCGAATATGGAAAGCAGTTAAAAGAGGAGGGAAGAATATCTATGTTTGCTATAGCAAAAATGGTTACTAGCCCTGACATAAAGTATGCAAAATTTGGATTTTCTAAATTAGATGAGAATTGGATTCAGTAATGAGAAATAAATTATTTCTATTCTTATGCTTATTTACATTAGCATTACCAGTTCATGCTATTGGAACGATGATTGCCGTTTTTGTATTAGAAATGACAGTTGCTGGTGCTTTAACTGCGGCTGGTATGGCTACTGCTTTTGCTATCAACATGGTTGTATCCGTTATTATTTCAAAGGCTTTTGCTAATAATCCGTCTTATGATAATGGCACTTCTGGTTCAAGTGCAACTCCAAATCCTGGCAATCGTCAGCAAATTTCTCCAGCTACAGATAATAAACTTCCATTAATTTATGGTTCTGCTTATTCTGGTGGAGTGGTTACTGACTTATCTATTAGTGAAGATAACCAACAGCTTTATTACGTTTTATCTATTTGCGAGGTAACAAATACTAACTCGGGTCAGACTCCAGATAGTATTACATTTGGAGATATTTATTTTGGCGGTAAAAAAGTAATATTTCAAGAAAATGGTTATACAGTAGCAAGTTTATTAGACGAATCAACTGGAGTGTATGACACCACAGTAAATGGAAGAATGGAGTTTTTTCTTTATTCCAATGGTTCAAATACTCCTACGAATTCTAGTCAAACAGCAATACAAGTTATGCAAACGGCTGGTCTTACTTATACTTGGGATTCGTCTAAGTTAATGAGTAATTGTGCTTTTGCTATTCTTCATTTGTCTTATAGTCAATCAGCTAATATCAGAGGATTAGAGCAGACTAAATTTCAAGTTACTAATTCTAGAACCGATACTGGAGATTGTTTCTACGATTATTTAATTAATACTCGTTATGGTTGTTCTATTCCTGAATACCAAATCAATACCGACAGCCTCGATGCTTTAACAGTTTATTCCAATGAAAGTGTTGCTTATATTCCTTATGGTGGTGGTTCTGCTTCTCAGCCCCGTTTTAAATTTAATGGAACATTAGATACTACTAGAACGGTAATGACCAACTTACAGGATATGGCATCTTGTTGTGATTGTTTAATTAAATACAACGAAATTTCTGCACAATGGGGAGTAATAGTTCAAAAACCTGATTATGTAACGGTAATGGACATAAACGATAGCAATATGATTTCTGCTATTAGTATTACCCCACTAGATATTGCATCTTCCTATAACGTAGTGGAATGTAAATTTCCAGACAATTCTAATCAAGATGCTTTTAATTCAACTACTTTTGATTTAGCACAAATAGACCCAGCACTTCTTTACCCAAACGAACCAGTAAATAAAGTATCTATAAGCCTTCCATTAACCAATAATAGTGTTACTGCACAATATTTAGCAAATAGACTATTGAAAGCGGGTCGTGAAGATTTACAGATGCAAGTTACTGTTAATTTTATTGGTATTCAATTAGATGCTGGAGATATTGTTTCGGTAACAAATGCCAATTATGGATGGACAGATAAACCTTTCAGGTTGAATAAAGTAATCCAAGCATTTAATGATGACGGTTCTATTGGTGTTCAGCTTAATATGTCCGAATACAATGCAACTGTTTATGATGACGTTGATGTAACTCAATTTACACCAGCACCCAATACTGGTATTAGCGACCCCTCTTTCTTTGGTATTCCAGATGCCCCTTATGTTACCAATCAATATCCAACAACTACCAATCCATCTTTCGTAGTTCAAGTAAGAACTTCTCCATCTGGTATTACTCAGTATGCAGAAGTATGGTATTCAGCCTTTACCAATCCATTACAAGAACAAATGTATTTTGCTGGAACAAGTGAAATTCAATCTAATGGAACTCCTTGGAATGTATCTACACTTCTTCCAAATATCACCCTTACAAACATTCCAGCGGGTGATTGGTATTTCTTTAGCCGTATGGTGAATAGTATTGCTTCTTCTGCTTATAGTCCTCATAGCACTTTATTTCAATGGCGACCTACTACTTTCCAATACTCACAACGCTATCTTTCTATTGCTTATGCTACAAGCATTACAGGAACAGGATTCAGTTTAGACCCTAGAGGCAAGATTTACTATGGTCTTTGTAATCAAACGGGAACAGCACCAAGCACTAATCCAAGCGATTACACTTGGTATTTAGCTACAACTGCATTTGGAACAATCGTCTATCTTCTTTATTCAAATAGAACTGGTAGAAAATTTAGCTTTAGTTCTGGGTTTGCCGATTATGCGGCTGGCACAGCTTCTTTTGTTCCTACCCAAACTCTTGTATACGACCCTTCTATTTGGGCGGCATTACCAGACGGAATTAATATTATTGACCTAGACCTTAGAACTGGTCAGCTTATCCAAGTGGGTTCAACTACTGTAGGTACAGGGCAAGTTCAAATCTACAATAATTCTGACGGAAACATCATTGCTGGATTACAAGAATATTTAGATTTTGGTGGGGCTTATACCAAGACTTCAGCAGTTGCTACTTTAACCATTGATATTTATGGCAGAGTAGTTGGCTTTGAAACTCCAGATAATTTTTATTATACAGAAGCACAATTTACAGCAACTTCAGGACAAGCAGTTTTTAGCGTAACTAGGGCATCAGGATATATTAGTGGTCAATGCTTGGTGTTTAAAAATGGTTGCTTATTAAATACTAGCGAATATACAGATACTGGCGGTTCTACTGGAACAGTAACTTTAACTATTGGTGCTACAACTGGAGATAAGGTTACTATTATTTCCTTTAAATCATCCAATATTACTACTGGGGTTTATGTTTCTTTTACTAGAAATTCGGTATCTTTAACAAATCAGGCTTCTTATACTGCATCAGGGTTTACCCTATACGATGGGTTTGAACTTCTTTTTCTTAATGGAACAGTTGTAAATGCTCAAGACTATAACCTAAGCGGACAAACTATTACTTTTGTAGGAAATACAAGCGGAGATTTAGAAGTAATACAATGGTCAGCCAATAATTTAGGAGTAGCCAATGGTACTCCAGTTAATGTGGATGTCTTTACAATTATAGGTCAAGCAAATTATAACTTTAGCTATAATATCAACGCTTTTAATCTATATAATAATGGGGTATTACAGTTTAACGGAACAGACTTTACTGCTACATCAGGCTCAATATATACTTTAACCACTACACCATTGGTAAATACTAATATTTTGGTACAAGAAACTTTTGCAAGAACAGGAGCAGTTTAATGACTCAAGCCTTCAATTTAGCCCAATTTGCTAATAA